TCGACGCGCTACGGGAAATTCGTGAAGACATCCGCCGCGAACTGCTGGGCACAAACCAGGGGGCGACATGAGCGACCACAAAGACACGGAATGCCCTTACTGCGGCGAAGGCGTGAACATTTGTCACGACGACGGCTATGGGTACAGCGAAGATGGCACACACCAGCAGCAATGCCCCAAGTGCGAGAAGACGTTCACCTACACCACGTCGATTCACCTCAGCTACCGCACCAGAAAGGCCGATTGCCTGAATGGCGCGGAACACGAGTACGAGAAAACAGAGACGTTTCCGCCAGAGTTTGCTCGTCTTCAATGCAAGCACTGCGACCACGAAAAAAGGCTGCCGACATGACCGGGCAAAGTCGTAACCAACGTGCGCAATTCAAGCGTTGGCTAGGGCAGAAGCCCGGGTCAGTCCGCGCGCTTGGGCGCACGCTGAAACCCTGGCGCGTGTATCGCATAAAAGACACCGGACAGCATTGCGAACTTGTCGGCTTCTTTCAAGACTTCACGGTAAGTGTCTACGTCACGGGGCATGATAACCCGGCGCTCTGGCCGCTGCAAGCGTCTTCCCGGCCGCTGTGCGTATTCGGCCTACACCCGCGCGACCTTGAGCGCATCCAACCCAGCGAGGCTTTCCACAAATGACATTCAAACCCATGCTAGCCAGCCCCGCGCCCGAGGACCTCAGCGCGCTAAGGTTCCCGGTGTTGGCCAGCCCCAAGTACGACGGCATTCGCGTTGTCGTTTACGAAGGCCGCCTCATCACGCGGAAGCTGAAGCTCGTAGCCAACCGCGCTCTGCGGTCGCGTTACGAGCAGCTGACTTTCGAAGGCCTGGACGGCGAACTCATAGCGGGGGACCCCTGCGCGCCGGACGTATTCCAACGCACCACGAGCGCGGTCATGAGTCGGGAGAGCGCCGACGCGGACAACGTCATCTTCTACGCTTTTGATCGCTACGTGCCTGGGCACTTTTCGCGCCGTAGAGACCGCATCCCCCCACACAAACACGTCGAGTGTGTGGACCAGCAACTCATCGGCGATGTGCACGAACTGCTGGAGTACGAAGCCGCAGTACTCACTCGCGGCTACGAAGGCGTCATGCTGCGCGCGCCGGACGGCCCGTACAAGCACGGCCGCAGCACCACGCGGGAAGGCTGGCTGTTGAAGCTGAAGCGATTCGCACACGACGAGGCCGAGGTCCTGAGCGCGTTCGAGCAGTTGCACAACGGCAACGAAGCCACCACCGACGCGCTCGGCCGCACCAAGCGCAGTACCCACAAAGCCAACCGCACCGGTAAGGGCACCCTGGGCGGCTACCGCGTGCGGGTGCTCGGGGGGCCTTTCAAGGGCGCGGTTGTGGATGTGGGGACCGGCTGGACCGACGCCGAGCGGGCTGCGCTCTGGGCCAGCGGCCCACCCCCCGGGACCCTCATGCGCGTGAAGTATCAGCTCGCGGGGTCCAAGGACGCCCCCCGGTTCCCGGTTTTCGCGGGGTGGCGGGACAAGCGCGACATGTGACAGAAAAATAACTAGCGCCCGCGCGAAACCTCGACTATAATGAACTCCGTGGTCAAGCCGACCTCGTTCTCTAAATAGGAGCTATCCCTGTGGCTGCTGCAATCAAAATCCCCAAGACCCTCGCCGCGTGCGCTGACCGCCTCTACAAGGCGCAGGCCGAACGTTACGAGCTCCAGACGCAAGCCAAGGCCCTCGAAGCCGAAGAGGCCGCGCTCCGCGAGCACCTCATTCAGAACCTCCCCAAAAGCCAAGCCACCGGCATCGCCGGCAAGCTGGCGCGTGTGTACGTCGAGTCCAAGACCGTGGTGAAGGTGACGGACTGGGACGCGCTCCAGGACTACATCCTGAAGAACGCCAAGAAGAACCCCGGCGTCTGGGCGTTGCTGCAGCGCCGCCCCGGCGAAGCGGCGGTCAAAGAGCTGTGGGAAGCCGGGAAGAGCGTCCCCGGCACCGAGCCGCTGAGCGTGCCCGTTGTCCGGATGAACAAGCTGTGACCGAAAACCAGCCGATGAACATCTTCTACCTCGACCCAGACCCTCGCGCTTGCGCTCAGGCGCACTGCGACACCCACGTGGTGAAGATGGTGCTCGAAACGGCGCAGCTCCTCAGCACCGCGTGGCACGTGCTGCACAACCCGCTCTGTCTTAAGGAGGGCGACCCCGCCGCGCTGCCGGTGTTCGTGAGCATGTTGCGGCCGCTGCGTGCGTCGGAGCCCCCAGCGCAGGCCGACGGACCGTTGCCTGCGGCGCGCGTCGCCCCGCTGCACCAGAAGGTGTGGCTCCTCGCCGGTCAGCGCATCTACACCAAGACCCACGAGACTCACCCCTGCGCTCGGTGGGCGGCCGCAACGGCGGGCAACTATGCGTGGCTGTGGCGGCTGGGCATGGAGCTCTCCGCCGAGTACTCGCATCGGTACGGGCGCACCCACGCCACCCAAGCGGTGCTGCGGACCTTGGAGGCGGTTCCACCGGCCCTGGCGGGCGGGTTTGAAGCGCCTCCCCAGTGCATGCCCGAGGAGTTCCGGCGCGCTACGCCCCTGGCGGGCTATCGAGCGTACTACGGCGGGGGCAAGGCCCACCTGCTCGAGTACACCAACCGTGAAGTGCCCGTGTGGCTGGAGGAAGTATGCGTCGCCTGATTTTGAAGCTGCGGCTGACCCTCGCGGAGATTGATTTCGAGAATGCGCTCGACGCGTACGAAATTGCCTACCGGTCGGTGCACCGTGGGAAGTCGGCGGTGCGGGTGCAGAGCCTGATGTTGAAGCTCGAACGCGCGCACAACCACATGTATGACCTGCAGCGCCGACTTGACAACTTGAAATAGGCCATCCGGGCGCGGGCCTTCAATCGCGCTCTGTTTACTAGGAGAATGCCAGATGGCAACGAAAAAGCCCACCAGCACCGCGCTGGTACCGTGGGAAAAAGAGATGGCCGAAGCGGCCAAGAAGCAGGCCCAGGCCGAAAAGCCCGTCAGCGGCATGGCCTCGATCAGCACGCGCGGCGGCGTGCTCAGCGTGGATGGTGACGTCGTCAAGGGCAACGAGCTGCGGCTGGTTGTGGTGGGCGCTGTGCACGAGAACGCCTTCTACCCGGGGCGCTTCGACCCCGACAGCCCCACCGCGCCCGTGTGCTACGCGTTCGCCAACGAAGACGCCGACGACCCGGAAGCCACCCTGGCCCCACACCCCGAGAGCGAAGACCCGCAAGCCAGCAGCTGTGCCGACTGCCCCAACAACGCCATGGGCTCCGCCGACACCGGACGCGGCAAGGCGTGCAAGAACATTCGTCGCCTGGTGGTCGTGACCGAAGACGCCCTCGAAAACCCCGAAGCCCTGAAGTCGGCCGAAGTGCGGGTGCTCAAGGTGCCGGTGACTTCCGTGAAGAACTGGGCCCAGTACGTGCGCAACGTGCTGACCGAAGACCTGAACAAGCCGTACTTTGCGGTGGTGACCACGGTCAGCTGCGCGCCGGACCCCAAGACGCAGTACAAGGTGCAGTTCGAGCTCGCCGAAGCCATCAACTTCAACGCCGCGCTGTGGGGCGCCATGAAGGACAAGCGCGCGGCGGTCAGCAAGCTCCTGGCCCAGCCCTACCCCAAGAACTCCGAGCTGGAAGAGCGCCGCGCCTCCAAGGCCCCCGCCCGGGGCGGTAAGTTCACGGGCCGTGCGCAGCCGATGAAGCCCGTGGGCCGGGTGGCGCAGAAGGCCGTCGCCAAGAAGGCCGGTCGGTGAAGGTGCGCCGCGTCCCTGTCGCGGCCTACGGGGCTTCGGCCCCGGATCACGCCCTGGCGGCGTGGGCCGCGACGGAAGGCGGTGTGGAGATCGGGCACGTGTTTCTGTGCAGCACGTACTCGGCATATACAGCGCAAGTGGACAGCTTGCATGTGTCTCCGGAACACCGCAGCCGGGGCGTGGCCACGGCGCTGATGCGTGCTTGTGTGCGTTGGGCGCGTGCGCAGCCGTACGACACGCTTACGTTGCGGGTGCAGCGCTACGGCAGCCGGCATCGACAACTGAGCGTCGCGCAGCTGCGCGCGTTTTACACCAAACTCAGCTTCGCACCCCTAGGCGAAGGGTCAGACAAGACCCTCATGTACCGATATCTATGAAGCCCGTCACACTCGACTTCGAAACGCTGCCCATCGAGCCGCGTCCCCACTACCCGCCCGAGCCCGTCAGCTTCAGTCTGAAGCTGCCCGAGTGGCGCGCGCCGCGCTTCTTCTCCTGGGGGCACCGCACGGGCGACAACAACTGCACCCTGGCGGACGCGCGCCGTGTGCTTACCGATGTGTGGCGTAGCACCACCGAAGCGCGCCCGCTGCTTTGCCACAACGCGAAGTTCGACCTCGACGTCGCCGCCGTGCACTTCAAGCTGCCGGTGCCGGATTGGCGGTGTTGGCACGACACGATGTTCCTGCTTTTCTTGTCGGACCCTCATCAGCGCGCCCTGGGCCTGAAGCCCGCCGCCGCGCGGCTGCTGGGCATGGCCCCCGCCGAGCGCGACTCCGTGGAGGCGTGGGTGCTGGAGCACAAGAAAGCGCTGGTGCAGCAGTTCCCGGAGATCGAGACGCGCTACGACGGCATCAAGCCTTCCACGGCCGGAGCGTTCATCGCCTATGCGCCCGCCAGCATCGTGGGCCCGTACGCCAACGGCGACGTCGACCGCACCCTGAAGCTATTCACGCTGCTATCTAAAGAGATAGCCCAGCGGAGCATGGGGGCCGCGTATGACCGCGAGCGGCGATTGATGCCTATTTTGCTGCGCAACGAGCATGAGGGCATCCGCGTCGACACCGCCCGCATGACCGCCGACCTCGCCACGTACGAAGCCGCCCAAGCGCGCACCGACGCGTGGCTGCGCAAGGCGCTGAAGGCCCCGGGGCTTGACCTCGACAAGGACGCCGAAGTCGCTGCGGCGCTGAAGCGCGCCGACGCCGTGACCCAGTGGACCAAGACCGCCACCGGACGCGACAGCGTCAGCAAGAAGAACCTGAAGCTGAGCCACTTCCGCGACCAGAAGGTCGCCGCCGCCTACGGGTACCGCCAAAAGTGCGCCACCGCGCTCGAAACCTTTCTGCGCCCGTGGTTGGCGTACTCGAAGGACGGTTGGATGCACACCACGTGGAACCAGGTGCGGCAGTCTAAGAACGACCGCGACACCGGAGGCACCCGCACCGGACGCCCCTCAACTGACTCGCCCAACTTCCTGAACATGCCCAAGGAGGTGGAGGACGACGCGGACAAGGGCTTCATCATGCCCAGGCACATCGCCGGCCTGCCGGACCTGCCCGTAATACGCAGCTACATCCTGCCTGACGACGCGCGGTCGGTGGTGGGGCGACGCGACTTTAACCAGCAGGAAGTGCGCATCCTCGCGCACTACGAAGACGACGAGCTGCTGCGCGCGTACCTCGAGAACCCTCGCATGGACGTGCACGAGTTCACGCGTGCCGCCATCGAAGCCATCACAGGCATGGATGTGGGCCGCCGCACCACAAAGACTCTGCTGTTCGGGTACATCTATGGTCAGGGCATGGGCTCGCTGGCGGAGAAGCTCGACCGCACTGTCAATGAAGTCCAGGGCATCCGCAACGCGCAGATGAGCGTGCTCCCCGGGCTGAAGACCCTCAGCAAGGAGTTGAAGGCCCTGGCCCGCGCCGAACAGCCCATGCGCACTTGGGGCGGGCGCGAATACTATTGCGAATCACCGAAGATGATCGACGGGCGGCTGCGCACCTTTGAGTACAAGCTGATCAACTACTTGTGCCAAGGGTCCGCCGCCGATGTCACCAAGGAATCGATCATTCGCTATGACGAGGTGCGCCGCGACGGTCGGTTCATGTTGTCGGTGTACGACGAAAACAACATCAGCGTCCCCAAAACCGCCGCCAAGCGCGAGATGCTCATCCTGCGGGATGCGATGATGTCGATAGAACTAGACTTGCCGCTCCTCTCGGACGGCGAGATTGGTAAGAACCTCGGCGAGCTCGAGGCCCTGAAAGAACCCGCGCCGGACCTGAGCCGGTGGAACCTATGACCAACAAGATCACTTCCTGGAGCTTCAGCCGCTACGCGGACTACACCCTTTGCCCGGCCAAGGCCAAGTTCAAACACATCGACAAGCTGAAGGAACCCCCCAACGCCGCCATGGCCCGGGGCAGCGAAGTACACACCATGGCCGAGCGGTACATCAAGGGCGAGCTAGCCAAGCTGCCGTCCGAGCTCAAGCTCTTCAAGAAGGAGTTGGCCGAGCTGCGCAAGCAGTACAAGGCGCGGTCGCTGCCCATTATCGTCGAGGACAGCTGGGCGTTCACCCAGGATTGGGACATCACGCGGTGGAACGACTGGGTGGGGTGCTGGGTGCGGATCAAGCTCGACGCCGCGCACCAAACCACCGCCACCCACATGGTGGTCACCGACTGGAAGACCGGCAAGGTGCGCGACGACAAGACGGAAGAGTACCTCATGCAGCTCGAGCTGTACGCGCTGGCGGCCATGCTACAGTGCCCGCACATCGAGTCGGTCGAACCCCGGCTGGCTTACGTGGACGCGGGGGCCACCTTCCCGAAGGAGCCGGTAGTCTACACCCGCAAGGACATCCCCGGGCTGAAGAAGCTGTGGGCCCAGCGGGTGCGCCCCATGTTCACGGACACGCGCTTCGCTCCCAAGCCCAACAACCTCTGTCGCTTCTGTCACTTCCGCAAGGACAATGGCGGCCCCTGTAAGTTCTGAACAAGGAGAGTTCTCTATGCGCAACGTGATGGTCGACTTGGAAACGCTCGGCACTGTGCCCGGGTGCAGCATCCTCAGCATCGGTGCGGTGTACTTTGACGAGAAAGGCCTGGGCGACGAGTTCTACCTCGTGGTCAGCCGGGATTCGTGTGCTGCCGCTGGGCTGAAGGAAGATGATGATACGCTGGCCTGGTGGCAGAGACAGTCGCCTGAAGCACGTAAGGTGCTGGACGAGGCCGTCAGCGACGACGCACCCAACCTGATCGTTGCGCTGAAGAGCTTCAACACCTTCCTGGACAAGGCCGGGGTGCGTATGTGGGGTAACGGCGCGGACTTCGACAACGCCATTTTGCGCTGCGCCTACGCTGCCGTGAACCTGAAGCCGCGCCTGGGCGCGTTCAACGGGCGGTGCTACCGCACGGTCAAGAGCCTGAGTGAACTGAAGATTGTGCGCGAAGGCACATACCACAACGCGCTGTCCGATGCCAAGAGCCAAGCCCGGCACTTCGTCGCCATCCTGGCCGAGCAGCCGACGCTGCGCAAGTTGCTGTAGCGTGTGCGCCGTCTCGAAGCTGCGGATGAGGACTGGGTCGCCACGCAGGCGCTCCGGCGCTACGCGGTGTTCAGCCTGCACATCAACACGGAAGGAAACACAGGGTGGCCAGACCGCATATTCTTCATCCCGGGCGGGCGTCCGCTGCTGATCGAACATAAACGCGACGGCCTCGACACCGACACCGCCCGCTCCGAACGCCAGAAACTCATACACAAGAGACTACGCTATGCCGGTTACGCCGTCCAAACGCACAACACTCGCGAAAGCGCGCTCGCCGCAGTCGCCGCAGCGGTGGCAGCCGCACGCCTATCAGCGCAAGGCGGTAAAGTTCCTGCTGGAACACGGCGGCGCGGGACTATTCCTGGACCCCGGCCTCGGTAAGACCAGCATCACGCTGGCGGGGCTGAAGATGCTGCGCGAAGAGCGTGTGGGGCGCGGCGCGCTCGTCATTGCTCCGCTCAGGCCCGCGCAGGAGGTGTGGCCCGAGCAGCTGCAGGAGTGGGCGGACTTCGAAGATCTCAGCTGGGTGGTGCTCCACGGAGCGAAGAAGAGCGAGCTGGTCAAGCAGCGCAAAGACATCTACATCATCAACCTCGAGGGGCTCCGTTGGTTGGTGGCGTCGGGGGCGCTGAAAGAGTTGCTTCGCAAAGGGTGGATCGACACGCTGGTGCTGGACGAGTTGTCCAAGTGGAAGCACACCGACACGCAACGCTACAAGCTGTTGAAGCCCTTCCTCGGCAAGTTTGCGCGCCGCTGGGGGCTGACCGGGTCGCCCGCCGCGCGGAGCCTGCTCGACCTGTTCGGCCAGATCTACGCCATCGACGGTGGCCGCGCCTTCGGCCCGTACAAGACGCACTACCGCATGCAGTACTTCTCGGCCACCGGCACCGTGCAGGTGCGAGACCCGCGCACCGGAGCTTCCAAGACCGTGAGTGTCGGCTGGGTGCCGAAACCCGGGGCTGAGGACCTCATCTTCGAGAAGCTGAAGCCGTGTGTGCTGCGCATGGACGCCAAAGACTACCTCGAGCTGCCCGAGCTGCTGCCCCACACGCACTACATCGATCTGCCCCCCGCCGCGATGAAGGTGTACACCGCGATGGAGAAGACGCTGGTGGCCATGTTGGACGACGAGCTGTTCACCGCCGCCAACACCGCTGTGGCCGTGGGCAAGTGCCGGCAGATAGCGTCGGGTGCGTTGTTGCGCCACGAGATCGACCCCATCACGGGGGTGCTGCGCGCGTTGGATCACGCCTACGACGTCGTGCACACCGCCAAGCTCGACGCGGTGCTCGACTTCATTGAAGAGCTGCAGGGGCAGCCCTTCTTGTGTGCCTACGAGTACGTGCACGAGAAAGACCGGCTGGTCGCGGCGCTTGGGCCCGACACGCCGTGGATCGGCGGGGGCGTCAACAAGACCCGAGCCAAGGAGCTGCTGCGCGCCTGGAACGCCAACGAACTGCCTTACCTGTTCGGCCACCCGCAGTCGATAGGCCACGGCCTGAACGGCCAGAAAGGCAACGCCGCACACGTGGGGTTCTTCACGCCGCCGTATGACTACGAGCTGTACGACCAGTTTATCCGGCGCGTACTGCGCCAGGGCAACCGCGCCAAGCACGTACACGTGCACCACTTCGTCGCCCGCCACACCGTTGACGAGGCCGCCATGATCATGCTGCGCCGCAAGGAGAAGTCCCAGCAAGCGCTGTTCGAAGCGCTGCGCACTTACGTCCGCGCCGGCAAGGGGCGCAAATAATTCCCCGACCTACGGAAATCTAGGCTATAATGAGCTCATGCAATCCCTGTTGCCGCAAGTCTTTCAAGACGCCGAGCGCCGTCATTACCTGGTGGTTGGCGCGAAAGCATACCACGACGCCCACACGCACGTCAGCGTCGGGAAGCCCGCCCGGGGGCTCGCACCCGTCAAGGATTACCCACCACTTCGGCTTATCGAACTACTGCTCGGGCTCCAGAAGCTCGGGCGCTCAATGTCAGCAAGCATACGGGCCGAGCTTGCTACATACGCGAAGGACAAGCGCCTTGCGTACGATCGGACCAACCTCCACAACTTCACAGGAGAACTGAAAATGGCAACTGCCAAGAAGACCGCAGCCAAGAAGGCCGCACCCGCCAAGAAAGCCGCCGCGAAGGCCGCACCCGCCAAGAAAGCTGCCGCCCCGGAAGCCGCCGCCCCGTCCAAGCGCGGGCGCGTGGCAGCGCTGCCCGACGACGCCAAGATCAAGGTGCTGGTGTCCGAGAACCCGAAGAAGCGCGAGTCGGCCCGGGTGCGTTTTGAGCTCTACAAGAGCTGCAAGACCGTCGCGGACGCCAAGGCTGCCGGCATGTCCCAGGCTGACATCAACTGGGACGTGAAGCAGGGCTTCATCTCCGCGAGCTGAGTGGGCATGCTCCGCATCGTCATCCCCACCCACCGCCGCGTTGAGCGGCAGGTGACGCTGCGCAGCTTGCCGGCTGCGTTGCGCGATGCGGTGACTCTTGTGGCGAGCGACGCGGCGGAAGCCGCCGCTCTCCGCAAGCTTCACCCTGGCGTCACGGTGGTGCACGCCCCCGTGAAGACCATTGCCCTGAAGCGGCAGTGGATCGTGGAGAATCTCCGCGACAAGAAATTCATCATGCTTGACGACGACATGGGCTTCTTCGGCCGGTGTCCTCTGACGCAGCGGGCGTTCGTCGACGGGCGCTGGAAGCCCAAGGTGCCTGGCGCCAAGGGGCTGAGCGTCGACTTTGCCAGCGACAAGGCGATCGTCAAGCTGTTCAGCGACTTGGACAGCGCGCTTGACAGCTTCGCGCACGTGGGCATCAGCTCGCGGCTGGGCAATGATCTCGAGCCCGAAGAACGCCGCATCGCACCGCAGCGCATGATGCACGCCATCGGCTACGACCGGACATACCTGCGCAAGAACAAGATCTCGTTCGACAGGGTTCCGTTCCGTGAAGACTTTCACGTGACGCTTGAGCTGCTGAAGCGCGGCGAAGTCAGCTACGTGGCCTACGACTACTGCGTGTCTCCCGGCAGCTACGGCGCTCCGGGCGGCTGCGCCGACGAGCGCACCACCGCCGCAAGCGACCGCGCAGCGGAGATCCTCGCCGAGCTCCACCCGGGGCTGGTCAAGGTCGTGGACAAGAACTACCAGGGCACCCCTCGCAAGGAGGTTGTCGTCAGTTGGAGGAAAGCACATGCAACGTCCCAGCGGAGCTAGCATACAGCGCGCGTGGTTTAAGTCGGGCGGCGACGCCGTGGCCCAGCAGGGGCGCTGGATGCGCAACTTCCCGGGCATCGCGGCCGAGATTCTCGACACCAACAGTGCCAGCGGCCAGTACACGGTTGCGGCCGGGGCGCACCAGCGCGTCAACACGGATGGGCTCGTGGCCGCGTACCGCAAGTTGTGGTCTCTTGACGCCACGACCCTGCGCCAAGACCGGGACAGCCCGTACTGTGATGTCGAGACTTACCTCAAGTACGTCAGGACCCGCGCGGAGGCCGTGCCGCACCTGCCGTGCGTGTGGGCCGCGCTGAACGACGCGACCCTGCTGGTCCACAACGTGCGCACGCCAACTATGCGTGCTGTTCACGGGGATGCCACGACTTCCAACGCCGTGACGCACCACGACGGCACGGTGCGGCTCATCGACTTCTCGGTCTCGCCCACGGTGCCCGACCCCGCCATCGATCAGGCCAAGCTGATCTTCAGCTACTTCGGGTTCGACCACGACGATTCGCGCGGGCTGCCGCAGCTATTGCAGCTGCTAGGACTCGGCAACGAGATCGTTCCACTGAAGTATGCCGGTGATGTTCGTTTCTACTTCCTAACGCACATCGTGCGCGTTGGCTCGCGGGAGCCTGAGCGTGAAGAATTCCTCGAAAGGGCCTACAGCTATGCATGTCTTTGACCTCGACGGCACGCTGGCCGACACAAAAGAAGCATGGCTGCGGGCCTACGAAGCTGCCGGCGTGCGGCGCGTGATCGCCGCGCACCACTGGCACGACGACTGGCGCGCGTGGACCACCGAAGACGTCTACGACGCCAAGAACAAGGCTTACGTCGACATCCTGCCGACGTGCCTGGGCTACGGCCCCGCCAAGGACCGCTACATTCTGGCCCCGGTGGGCGAGCGCTTCGTGCTGACGGCGACCCCCGCCGAGTACGTCAACATCATCCGGCGCGAGCTCAGCCTGTACAAGGACCCGGTGCTGCCCGTGCTGGAAGCGAAGATCTCTCGCAAGCAGCGGGCCGACTGGCTGCGCAAGCTGAGCCGCATCGGCGAGCTGCTCGGGCACAAGGAGTTCTTCTACTACGACGACAACGCCGAACAGGCTGCCGAAGTCGTGAAGGACACGCTGTTCGAGGTGGTGGTCGTATGAGCGCCGCCATCGTCGTGCTGGCCGCTGGGCGCGGCGCACGCTTCGCCAACCACTGCGACGTGCCGAAGCCGCTGATAGAGTTCGACGGACGCCCGCTGGTTCACCACGCGCTCGACGCCGCCGAGGCCCTTGCCTGGAGCAGCAATGGGCGGGTCATCGTAGTGACCACGCCGAGCGTGGCCCCCGCCGTGAACGCGCACTACAGGTGCGTCGAAGTGTCCGTGACCCAGCCCGGCCCGGCCGCAAGCGGGCTGCTGGCGTTGGCACATGTTCTTCCACAGGACCCAATCGTATTCGTGGACTGCGATTCGGTGTACTCCAATCCGCAGGAACTTCGCGCAGCCCCGGTAGGCCGCGCATTTGTCACCGCTTCGATGCTGGCCGAGCCTCGCCCGGAGTTTGGTTGCGTGCATGTCATGTCGCAGTATGTTAAGCTGACGGAGAAGACGAACGACAGCAGGTACGTTGCCACCGGCATCTACGGATTCTGCACGGCGATGGCGTTCAGGCAGGCTGCGTACGTACTCATGGCGAACACAAAGCTCGAGGTGCCAATGAGCGCCGTGCTGATGCAAGCACACTACAGCACCATCGAGCACGTGCAGGTGAATGCCTCCTGGACCCCAATCGGCACCCCCGAACAACTGCTGGAGGCAACCCGTGAACGCTGAACCCCTGTTGAACTTCATGATGGAGCGCCACAACATCTACCTCCGACGCAAGTCGGGGCAGCTCCCGCCCTGGACCGACGACGAAGTGCTGCAAACCTACCGGTTCTGCAACGTCTACCGCGAGCTGGACACCGTGACTGTGTGGATCCGCGAGCACATCCGCGAGCCCTACGCGCGGCACCCGAACTTGTGGTTCATGTTGTGCATCGCACGCCAGATCAACCTGCCCGAGACGCTGCAGGAACTGATGGACGGCGGTGCGTGGCCAACCAAGACCTGGGACCCGGTGAAGGCGCGCAAGATCATGCTGGCGCGCCAGGAGCGTGGCGACCAGCTCTACACGGGCGCGTACATGTTGAACGCCCACGGGCGTGGGCCTGAGGACCCCAGCGACAAGGCGTTCTTCACCTGCCACCTCGTGCTGGACAGCGTGTGGCAAGCCCGGAAGACCGTCGCGCCGCAGTTCGAAGCCAGCATGCGCGAGGCTCACGCCGCGCTGCTGCCTTTCCACGGCTGGGGTGGCTTCACCGCGTACGAGGTCGTGTGCGACGCACGCTACACGCGGTACGGTACGGATTGGGTCGACATCAACAGCTTCGCCCACGCTGGCCCCGGGGCGGTGCGCGGTCTGAACCGGCTGCTTGGTCGCGAGACCCGGGACCCCATGCGCGCGGAAGTAGCCCTTGAGCACATGGGCGAGCTGCTGGCTGCGGTGTCCAAGAAGTGGCCACGCAAGTGGCGAAAGCTCGAGCTGCGCGAGATAGAGCACTCGCTGTGCGAGTACGACAAGTGGCAACGCGTGCTGACCGGCGAAGGCCGTCCGCGCGCGAAATTCAAACTCAAGGAGAACGCATGAATGTGATCACAGCCCCCGGGCCTGAGAAGGCCCTGGAAGAAGGACTCTGGTGGCTGCACGTGAACGGCGAGGTGCACAACTCGCGCAACGGGCGTGTGCTGCGCTCGCGCGGGCCAGTCGTCACCGAGTATCGCGCGCCCGTCGCGTGCCGCGTGATGTTCAACCCGCTGCGCGACGCCAACCCATTCTTTCACCTGTTTGAGTCCATCTGGATGCTCGCGGGCCGCAACGACGTAGCTCCGCTGACGCTGTACGCCAAGCAGATGGCCACGTTCAGCGACAATTTGCGAACCCTCAACGGCGCGTACGGGTACCGGTGGCGCAACTGGTTCAACCGCGATCAGCTCATCACAGCGGCGCGTATGCTACGCGAAGACCCGACGACGCGCCGGGTGGTGGTCGGCATGTGGGATGCAGAGCAAGACCTCGACAGCAAGTCGAAGGACATCCCCTGCAACACCCACATCTACTTCAACGCCGTCGGTGGCAAGCTGGACATGACTGTGTGCAACCGGTCGAACGACGTTGTGTGGGGCGCGTACGGGGCGAACGCTGTACATATGTCATTCCTGTTGGAGTTCATGGCCTTGGCAGCGGGGCTCGAAGTCGGTACGTATTACCAATTCAGCAACGACTATCACGTGTACGTCGACCGCCCCGACGTCCAGCGGCTGTACACCCGCCCGTCGGACGACCCCTGCACCTGGACGCCGTGCTTCACGACGACACACCGCGCTGTGTCCACAGTACCGCTGTGCGACTTCACGAAGCCGAGTTTTGGGGAGGTCGCCACGTTCCTTGTTGAGTGCAACGCCGCAGCCGACCACCCACAGCTCTACACGGGGCCGTCGGTCTTCCTGCGCGAAGTGCTGCGGCCCATGTGCACGGCGCATGCTCTCTGGACTACGCAGCACGACATCGATGGTGCGTTGCGGGTCATGAATACCGTGCTGGCCGAAGACTGGCGGCAGGCGGGCCAGGAGTGGTTGCTGCGCCGCGTGCAGCAGAAGCCGGTGGCGGAGACCCGCGCATGATCGCCGTTACGCGCAAGCTCGTGGATGCGGTCGGCGCGAGCGGCCACGTTCGGCGCTTCCATGCTAAGACCACCATTCGTGACAACACGGTGGGTGAGCATACCTACGGTGTGCTGTGGTGGTTGCGAATCATCGTACCCGACGACGAGCTCACCAAGTCGTTGCTGTTGGCCGCGCTGCAGCACGACATGCCCGAGTACGTCACGGGCGACATCCCCGCGCCGACCAAGCGGGCGTGCGGCTCCGCGTTCGACAAGCTGGAGGAGTCCGTGCTGGCCGAGCTGGGGGTGCCCCCCGCCACGCTCACTCCGGAGGAAGAGACGTGGCTGAAGTTGGCGGACATCATCGACGGGATGGCCTTTTGTGTCCGCGAGCGCGAGCTCGGCAACTCGACGCTACGTGCAACGTTCGTCAACTACCGCGCGTACTTCAGTGCGCACACGGAAGGTGTGTTGTTGTCGCTGGCTTCTGCGCGCACTGTGGTGAAGATTCTTGAAGAGAGGTTCTACGATGGAAGCAAATAAAACGCAAGTCGCCGGTACGCACTACCGCTCCGCGTACCAGCACTGGGACTTCGTCGTCGACGCAGACTTGGACTACTTTGGGGGCCAGATCACCAAGTACGTCTCCCGCTGGCGCAACAAGAATGGTGCCGAGGACTTGAAGAAGGCTGCACACTTTGCGCGCAAGCTTCATGAACTGTTGTCGGATGGGGCCTACACGCCGCCACCGCGTCGGCGCAGGTTGTCGTTGCGGCTGGCGGCGGCGGTTACCTTCGCCAAAGAAAACGACCTGTCCGAGTTCGAACTCGACATCATGCTGGCGCTGGCCGGAGATTGTGGCCCCGAACTGCTGCGCGAGGTAGCGGACGCCATCGAGCGCGAAGCCGCCACGCACCCAACTCGCAACTACGTAGCGCAATGATCATCGCGATGCCGCCCGCGCCGCTTGCTGACAGGCTCAGCAGCTTGCACAAGCACGAGGAGGTGGTGAGCCGGGTGTATGACCCAGCGCGGGACTGCCTACTGTCGGTGCAGAAAGTGCCACAAGAGTTCCTTCTGCTCGCACACGACCACGACCACGTGGCGAAGGTTCTCGCAGGCGAGACGCCCAACGGGTTCCACGACACGGACCCCGCTAAGTTGACGTACGCGTTGCAGAGCGTGAACGCGCTGGTCGTCGCGGCCTGGGCTGCGGAGTCCCGGGGGGTAGCCTTTGCGCCGGTCAGTGGGTTCCACCACGCGGGGTACCGCACTTGCGCGGGTTACTGCACGTTCAACGGGCTGGTCATAGTCGCGCAGCTGCGGCACGAACTCCGCACGCTAATTCTTGACGGCGATGGACACTACGGCGATGGCACACAGGAAATCATCGATCGGCTAGATTTGTCCGACCATGTCACCAACTACACCATGACCGCGTCGGTCTCCGACGACAAGATTACGCGGCTCCTGCGTCAGACCCGTGCCGACCTCGTCATCTACCAGGCGGGCGCAGACGCCCACAAGGCCGACCCCTACGGGGTGGGCTACCTGGACGACCACGCCTGGACGCTGCGCGACGAGTCGGTCTTCCGCGCGTGCAAGCGCCGGGGCGTGCCGGTGGTTTGGTGTATGGCGGGCGGCTATGCTGGGGAGAAGACTATCAGTCTCCACACCCGCACGTTCGAGACAGCGCGCCGGATCTTCGAGTGACCCGCCCACCCCCCGCGTGACCCAACGCCCGGGTTAGCCACGGCTGGGCCGCCAGGTCTCCGCCTTGGAGGCCCTGGAGAGCGTCGTTGGTGATCGCCGCGCGCCGGAGCGACGACTCACCCACGGGCGGCGCGCCGAAGTGAGCGCCCTCGGCTTCGTGGAGCCAGGTGGCGAGGTCTTGGAAGTACCGCTGATTGCTCAGGTCGGTGGTGGGCTGCCAGGGCTTGCCGGGTTCCAGCCCCAGCTCGCGCCCGCGTTGGTACAGCGCGGAGTTCTTTGCGTCGACGAGCTTGCGGCTCTCGCGCGAGAGCCCGTTGGTTTCGGCTAGGCGTGCGTTGTCGTACAGCGCGCCCAGGGTGCCCCAGGTCTTGTTGACGGTGCCCGCCGCACGCGACGCAATGATGGCGTTCAGCGCGCCGACCTGCGCGTCCGGGGGCAGCGCGTGGAACGCGCGTACCGCGCTGTCGGTGCCGTCGAACTCAGGTGTCAGCTGGGCCTTGTCGATGATGACCCGGTTAGCCCGGGGGCCGTGCTTCTCGTACAGGCCGGCCATGTTGGCGGTGCGTCGGAACTCATTGCTCTGAGTGAGCGCTTCGGTGGCGTTGACCGCGTCGGGCTGGGCCAGGATGAACTCCCACATCGCGGGGTACAGCTTCTTGGCGGCCCCGTCCCTGCCGAGCGACATTGTGTCCGCCGACCACACATCCGCGTTCATGCTCACGCCCGCGCCCGGGTTCTTGTGCACCCCGGAGCGCAGCAACCCAAGGTCGTCGCTGTACTTGGCGCCAATGCGCTCGTCCATCGACGCGATCGACGTCGGCGTGCGCGAGACCAAGTCACGCCGGTCGGGGCGGCCAATGTACTGCGTGCCGATCTCCAGTGGTACGTCATGTTTCTGGCGCAAGAACTTCGCCATCTCCACGCGGTCGTACCCCGTGGGAAGCTCACGGCTGGTGCGGAAGTAATCCTTCGCACGGTCCGCGTTGTGCGTGAACACGGAGCCGATCTTCTCCAGCTCGGCGCGGTCCATCTTCAGCACCGCGTCGTAGGCCCGCGCCAACGCGCCCGTCAGCCCCTCGGCGGCGCGGATCATTCCTCCCACAGAGCCTCCGCGCGCCGACGTTGAATCTCCGTGTTCGCTGCGGCCGCGCCAGGTTGCGTTGCCGTCCACCTGGACCCCAGGGCTCCGCGCGGGGCTTTCATGTCCGCCGCCGTCAGCCGAGGGGTCATAGCGTTGCGCGCGCCGGTCAGCCCAAGATGCACCCCGGT